CAATGGTTGATCACCATGGGGGTTTTGATGTGGATTCATGTACCAACAACGTGTTGTCATTGTGTTCCGGGGTCGGTGGGCTTGACATCGGATTTGCACTCGGAACGTTTGGCCGAAATCGCACAATCTGTTACGTTGAACGGGAAGCCTACACATGCGCGCTATTGGCAAAACGCATGGCGGAAAAAACCTTGGATGAAGCACCTATATGGACTGACGTTCACACATTCGATGGCCGCCCATGGCGCGGCATCGTGGATTCAATATGCGGCGGCTACCCGTGCCAACCGTTCAGCACCGCCGGAAAACGACATGGTGCAAATGATCCGCGCCACCTATGGCCGTCAATTGTTCGAATCATTGAAGAAATCCAACCGCGAATTGTGTTTTTCGAAAATGTGCCCGGCCATCTCACACTCGGATTCGATACGGTTTGCAAAGATTTGGAACGATTGGGTTTCAACGTTGCGGCGGGTTTGTTCAGCGCGGCGGAAATCGGCGCGCCGCATGAACGCCAACGGTTGTTCATCGTCGGGTTGGCCCACGGTAACAGCGGTTTCACCGGAGGCGCGTGTATTGACGGGCGCACCACGCGGCACGCGCAAAAATCCGACGATCATGGATGCGGTGCAACAATGGCACACGCCGCGTGCGTCGATGGCGGGCAACGAAAATCCGGAAACATTCGTGAAACGGAATGCGGATCGGTCATCGGAATGTTTCCCGGGCCTTCCTGCGCAGGCGGAACGTTGGCCAACGCCGATGGTTGCGGACACCGAATGCGCAACAACGCGAATCAACCAACAATTCCCAATGTTGGCGCAAATTGCATCGACATGGCCCACACCTCGGGTGAGCGCGGCGAACGGCGCATGGTATCCGAAAAGCGGGAAAGACTATCGACATTTGGAGACAACGGCGGCATTGTGGAAAATGCCGACGAAATCCCATTGTTCCCACCCGGCCCAAAAGATTTCGAACAATGGAAACGAATCCTCAGCGACAATCCCCACGTTGCGCCCGCGATTGAATCCGAATTTCACGGAATGGTTGATGGGTTTTCCAATCGGGTGGACAGATTGCGCGCATGCGGAAACGCCGTCTTCCCGTTGGTGGCCGCGTATGCGTTCGCGTCTTTGTTTCCTGTTGTCGCAACAAATCCGCGATGACATTGACCAAACGTTGTTTGATGATTGAACGAAAGGGAACAGCAATGAACACGCCACACGCAACAGGGAAGATGTGGGAATTGTTCAACGGTGATTGTTTGCACGTCATGCGAAACATGGCCGCGGAATCGTTTGATTCGATTGTGACCGATCCTCCCTACGGATTGTCGTTCATGGGGAAGGGTTGGGATCGTGCCGTGCCGGGGCCGGAATATTGGGGGGAATGTTTGCGCGTTGCGAAACCCGGCGCACATTTGTTGGCGTTTGGCGGAACGCGGTTGTTTCATCGGTTGGCGTGTGCCATTGAGGATGCGGGTTGGGAAATCCGTGATTGCATCATGTGGGTTCACGGCATGGGGTTTCCGAAATCGTTGAACGTTTCAAAAGCTATAGACAAAACCGATTCACGGGTTGAACAAATGGCGCGACGGTATCGATTCACGGAATGGGTGCGATCAACGGGAATCACATTGAAACAAATTTGTGACGCAACCGATACAAACATGGGACAACACTACACCACGAACGTTTCACAACCCGCAATCATGACGCGGGAACATTTGGAAATGTGCCGTCATTTGTTGGGCGATGTGCCGGAATGGGTTGAACGTGAATGCGACAAACGTAGTGTTGAAAGTAAAAACTTCGCCGAACGTGCTGTCGTGGGACAATACACGTGCGACATGGGCGGTCTTGGTGGGGAACGATTGGGATCGGTGGGTGGCAACATCACCACCCCCGCAACCGATGCCGCGAAACAATGGGACGGTTGGGGAACCGCGCTGAAACCCGCATGGGAACCCATCATCGTTGCACGAAAACCATTCGCCTCCACCGTTGCGGAATGCGTGTTGCAACATGGCACGGGTGCGCTCAACATCGATGCGACACGAATCCCGATGGGTGATGAATACAACCCGGATTTGGTACATCGACAACATCGCGCAATCGGATATTCCAACATCAAAAGCGTTGGAACAACGTGCGGCGCGGTGCAATTTGGTTCATCGGGTTTGATCGGAATCGAAATTCCACAGCAAAACGCAAAAGGCCGTTGGCCCGCGAACGTTGTTCACGATGGTTCGGATGATGTGGTGCGGTTGATGCCCGACGATGGCAACGGTTCAGCGGCGCGGTTTTTCTATTGCGCGAAGGCCGACAAAACGGATCGTGACGAAGGGTTGGAATCAATGCCGTTGCGCGAATGTGGCGCGTTGGATGGTCGCGCCGATGGTTCGCCCAATGTTGATGGAATGCCGCCAATCGGTCGCAACAATCACCCCACCGTCAAACCAAATGATTTGATGCGTTGGTGTTGTCGATTGGTCACCCCGCCCGATGGCATCGTGTTTGATCCGTTCATGGGTTCCGGATCAACAGGAAAGGCCGCGATTGCGGAAGGGTTCCAATTCATCGGCGCGGAATTGGATGCGCACTTTTGCGACATCGCCGCGGCCCGCATCGGTTCAGCGCACAACCTGTTCAACGCGTGATCGGATGCCAATGCCCACGCGGGCAACGTTCCGACGCAACGCAAACCTTTCCGGCTGGTTCAATCGGGTTCCCGTTGTTGGTGATCCCAACCAAACACCCGCACGTTGGGCCGGATGCCGTCGCAACGCCCGTTCCGCAATACACCGCGCACAAACCCGCCCGCGACGTTTGCACCGTGTCGGCAGCATCGCAAGCCGCGCACGTGTGCGCCCGCCCTGTGGCCGTTGTGGTGTCCGCCACGTCACCCGTGACCATGGCCGCGACGTACCGCCAACCACCGCGCACCGCGGCCCACATCCACCGTGATTCCAACCGGCCCTCACGCGCTAACCCAATCACGCGATCCAATCCAATTTGTGTGAGCGTATGTGGATCCAATCACAACCCCGGCTGTTGACGGCATGCGCGACACGTTGGGAATGCGCCGGGCCGATCATACGGTTGCAACACTACCAATTTGTCATCGGGGCCGGGTCGCCCCAATTCGGAACATTCCCGCGCATCGCAATCCGAAAAATCGACATCATAAATCGACCAATCAAAATTCCAACGCATGCGGGTGTTTCGGTAATGTCTGACACCAAACGCATCGATTCCATCCAATTCCTGAACATCATAACCGTATGTTATTGATCCGCCGAAACATTGGATGTTCCCGCGCACAAACCAATCACCGATATTTTCCGGCGTGCCGTCCGAATCCAAATCCTGCTCAACATGAATGAACCCATCACAAATGGAATACAACGGGCGCGGGTTCGGTGTCGGCACACGTTCCGGCAACCACAATCCGAAATAACCACCCGGAACAAAAAGATCAACCCACACGGGAAACAACGGATCCGGCACATATCGATCACCCGAAAACCTATCGGCATCATCGGTGACAAATCGCGGGTTGCGCGGAATCAGAAAATCATCAATGACTTCCAATCCATCGTTCACATAAATGGTTCTCGTGCGTGCTGATGTTTGCCGCCCGTAATATGCGGCAGTGCGACATTCGCCGACCTCCTCAACATCATATGAATTGGTCGCATCTTCACGCACCAATGGCGCGTTGATGTCAAACAACCGCGGCACATAGGTTGACACACGCGTTGATCCGCCCGCGCCCCATTGCACGAAATACGCTGTTTCGTTCACGCGGATTCGATGATAATTCCCCAACACGCAACACCGCGACTCTTCAGACTCAAACGGAGCATTCGTGATGGCATCACGTCGGCACGGCCATTTGGTGCGTTGAATGCAACAATCACCCGTTGGCGGTTCGCAATCCGGACAAAAACCAGCGGCCGCCAGCGTTGCGCACGCACCGTTCAACAAACGGAAATCGTTTGTCAATTCACCAAACCACGCGACGTTTTGAGAATCCAAATCGGTGATTGATGCCGTTTCGTTTGTCCGAATGAAACACGTTCCGCGCCAATTCAACGCCGAAACAAACTCATTCAACAACGATGACAACAACCAAATGGTTTGGTTTTCATTGCAACAACCACGGAACAACGTTGCCATTGTGTCAGAACCGCAACAACAATGGCCACCATTCGTGTTCAAAACCAAACGGTTGTTGCGTGTGTTCAACCGCGTTTGTGTTTTGATCAACCTGTTGTTCATCAAATCGGGCCGATGTTGGGGTCACGACGATACGTGTTGGTAATGGTCAATGGCGCACCGTTCGGGCGTGCGGTGAATTGCGCACCAAAGAAACGAACATATGTGGTGATCGTTGTATCGACCCTCAACCGCGACGGATCAAACAACCCGCCATTGTGGTTATATGTGGTGATTCCGTTGTTGCCGTGCGCCAACAACACCACCGTTCCGCCAAATTGGTTGATGGTGGTTGTTGCGGCCGATGCAACCGTCACGTTGATTGTGATTGTGCCACCATAAACGTTGATGGTTGTAAAAGGCCGCGCCACCGTCACCGATCCGTTGTAAACGTTCAACAACGTACCCGCGCTGTTGGTTGGTGATTTGGCCACGATGTTTGCGGTTCCGCCTAACACCGTGCAATTGGTCACCGTTGCCGCGCCGGTACACTGAAACGTCCCGCGTTGAACGCGCACATATGTTGCGGTTCCGTCGGTGAGTAGGATACGGCCCGCGCCGTTTTGCAACAGATTGTCTAACCCGTTGGTATCGCCTTTGATGAACAACGTTCCGGTTCCGTTGTGTTCAACGCGGCCCTCCGTGTTGTCGGAACGCCATTCGGCCGCGGAACCGTCGGACGCTTCGGTGATCAACGGGGATGATGCATCACCAACGTTGCCCGAAAACGATTCCGCTAAAATCAAATATCGGATGCCCGTTGACGTTGAGGCCGATTGATCCAAACCCGCGGTGATCGATGCGCCACCACCAGGCACGATCAATTCCGCGGTGTTCGCAAATCCGGAACCCGCGACACCCGCCGCGTCTTTCCATGTTCCCGTGAATGATGTTGCGCCGTCGTTCAAATATTCGATTGCCATTGTTCACCCCGTTTGCATTGCCATTCGGCCCGTGCCGACGTTGGCACATGCCCAATATACCGCCCCCGTTCAATCATGCCCCGGACAAATGCGACACCAACAAATCAATTGCTTTGTGTTCCGCTGGCTCAATCGCGGAATATTTCGCACCCCACGCGACCGGATCGGCCCAAAACTCATCAACGAATGGTTGTGATGAATCGTCAACCAACGAATGATCACGCACGCACGCAATGATCCACAACACGGGCATCATCGTTCCCCCTGAATGTTTGCCGCGAAATATGTGTAATCGATCACCAATTGCCTCAACGTTGTTCCAACGCTTTTGATGTTGGAATATCCGATGCCCGTTGCGCGTGATGAACCCGTCGGGCCGGTGTTGTGCGTTGCCACCGTTGTTCCGTCAATGCTAAACACAATGCGTGTTCCCGATGCTGACACGTCAATACGGAACACCGAATAGGGTTCCCCGGATGTCAATGCAACCGCGGCAACGTTTGTTTGTGTCAATATCTCAACCGAATTGTTGCGCGTTGCGCATTGCCATTTCCCCGAATTTGCTCCGTGCGAATATCGGAAATAATGGCCGTCGGTTGAATCACCCGTGCCGGAATCCATGAACCCGAACCGCACCGTGAACGTTTGGCTAGCATCGGACAAATTCAACAACCCGGCGCGTGATTCAAACGTGTACCGTGTTGACCCGAACCATAACCCATCAACGTGCGACAACACCGCAATTCGGCCCGTTGACGTGTTGCCCGTTGACAATGAGATTGTTCCGATGGTTTTGTCTGACACCGCCGCGCCGGATTGCAACACCGCGCCACCCGATGCGGTTTGCGAACCCCACGCCACGGTTGTTGACAAATGATCGTCAAACAAAACCGATGCGGTGCGGCGTGTTGCGCCGGGCGCGGAATCGTTGGGAATGCGCGGCGTGAAACTCAAACCAACACCTCCTGACCAATCGCGGATTTGCGCGTGTGTATTTGGATATCAACGCGACATTCAGCACCCGTAACCGTTGTAACCTCAACGCGAACATATCGTCCGACATGCGCAACCAATCCCGTTGTCCGATCCGCGCTGTTGAATCGCAAATTGGTTGTGAAATCAACCCACGGCCCGGTGAGCGCATTGGCATAATGAATGTGCGCCACCGCGGTTGACCATGAACCCGTAACCAATTCAACCGTGATGTTGAACACATCATCGGTTCCCATGTCAACAAACACCAACCGTTCCCCCAAATCGCGCATCCAACCAAAGCGGTTCAAATCACATGCGGTGAATTGATAATCCATTCAAACCTCCCCCATGTCCGGCGCGGTTGGTGTTCCCGTTCCCGGTTGCGTTGGCGTTGCGGGTGGTTCAACAATTCCAACGTTGCCGCCCTGCGATGCCATCAACATTGCCTGACTGATTCCATAACGTGCCAACGGCGCACCGCATGCGATCAACGCGGGCGGTTCAATGAATTCCCAACGCACTTTGTTCAGCACCAACACGCCGATGATTGAACAACCAACCAACCGTTGTGAATCCAATTCCATTGATCCAACAAACAACCGCGTTTGCGGCAATTGTTTATCCATGCGGATCACGCCCTGTTTTGGGATGTGCGCATCGATATCGTATGTGACGGATTCCGCGGTGTAAAAACCGTCGGCGTTGCGATCACCGCGCACCGCAACGATGCGGCCGACAATCACCACCGGCGTTGAATCCAATGTGTTTTGAATCGTCATCATAAGTTTGGCATTCCCGGCAACGCACGCCATCCCAACGGATCAACAAACAATTCAGACCATTCAATGCAACGCGGCGACAACGCTACGTTTTCGTTTGCGATCAAATCCAAACGATAATACGGGAACCGCAACAAAACGCCGCCATCCTGATCCGGAACCGCGCCCTGTGTCAACGGGATGTAGGCCGTTTGATCCATCACCGCCAAACGTGCTTCACCAAACGGAATGAATTGCGTTTGCCCGTCGGCTGGCATATATGTTCCCTGATCCCATTCCCATGTGTATGTGATCACAAACCGCGTTTGGTCTTTGGAATCCTGTTGAACATCCGCGCCGATGAAATGATACCGTTGACCCTGAATGACATGCACGTTATCTTCCTGCTCCGCAATGATGTCCAAATTGCGCGTGTTCGATGTTTGATATTCCACTTTCAACGTGCGGCGCACGCGGCGTTCCGTAACTTTGCGAACGCCCGCACGCCAAATCGGAACACGGTTTCCCGTGTCCTCATTCGTTGCGGGCAATATTGTTTCAACCCAACACCACGGAATTTCAACCTCAACCTTTGCCTGCGACCAACCGAAAAACGGTTCCGCCGGAATCGTGTTTGGATCGGTTTGCCGTCGGCCACCTTTGAACGTGGAATATGTTGCGTTTATGATGTAATGCGAACCACCGCCGCGGCCCTCAATATCGATGCGATCCAACACCAAACCGAAATCTGTTGCGCCGGGGAATTGCCGTGAATCCGGGTATTCCTCAAACGCAACACGCGCCGAATGTTCATTGGCCGCGTTGAGACAAATAAACGTTCGCGATGCCGCAACGGTTCCGTTGACATCGCGTGTGTATTTGCGTCCGTCTATTTTTTCGGTAATGGTTGCCATTATCGACCATCTCCGGTTTTCTGTATCAACACTTCCAACAATCCGCCCAACCGATTGATGCCAACCTCAATGTTGCCCGCGTTGAACAACGAATTGATTTCACCGCGCAATTGTGAAAACTGTTCCGCCATTTGTTGCATTTGTTGGCGCACCACGTCGGCATCGGCCTTCTGTTTTTCCGCGGCCTCACGATCAATGTTTGCCAACGCCTGCGTGTGCGTTTGTCGCAACAAATCCAATTTTTGATTCAACGCCACTTTGGTTGCGTGATCGGTTTCGGCCGCGATTTCCTGCTCCAATTTGCGTTTGCGCGTTTGGAATTCGGCCTCAGCCTTTTGGCGCGGATCGGTGATCAACGCGTTTCGTGCGGCCTCATTTTCTTCCCGCAAATTGTTCAAACGATTTTGATACGTTTCATCGTCGCGCTTTTTCTGTTCAGCGGACGCCTCAATTTCCGCGTCCTCTTTTTCCTGTTGTGCTTTGGTGATTGCGTCCTGTTGGTTTCGATATTCGGCATATAGGAATTGCTTTTGCTCTTCCAATTGCGCACGTGCTGCATCGCTGTTTTCGGCCACAATCCGTTTGTTCAATTCACCGATGCGTTGCCGAAATTGCAAATCCAATTTGTTGGATTCGTTTTCGGTCGATGCGATTTGCGCCCGCATCGTTTCGTTTTTCAACATCTCAACGCGTTCTGATTCGGCCGCCTCTTTTTGGCGTTGCGCCATGGCGTTTGCGGCCTTTAGGTTTTCGGTCAACCGCGGCAACAATTCCTGTTGCCGTTGTTTCAATTTCTCAATCGATTGACCCTCAACCACCATCAAACGAACGGCCTCCCGCCGTTCATCAACGTTGATTGCGTCTAGGTTGAATGGATCGGATTTCAAATCCTCCATCTTTTGCAACAACGCCATTTGTTGCGCGATTTTGTCTAACTCTTCCTGATACGCTTTTGCGCGTTCCGCGGGCGCGGTCATCGTCAACGAATCGGAGAAGTTTTGCGCGGCCTCTTTTCCGCCGGTCAATTGGTTGTTGATGATGGTTCCAATTGCGTTGCCCAACGCGTATGCGTCGTTGGCAACCTGTTTGAAAATTGCCAATTTGCCAAACGTTGAAAACAGTTTGGTGGCCTCTTTCAAATCACCGTTGAAAAATTTCATGAACCCGTTTGGCCCACCAACCGCCTCACCCTCGGTTGCGATTTGTTCAACCGCGTTGGCCGTTTGTTGCGCCGCGACCGTCGCCTCCTTTTGCGCGGTCACGCCCTGCTTTTTCCAATTGGCAATCGACTGCTCATCCGTCAATTGTTGTTTGCGTAATTGGAACAAACGCCGCTGATATCGTTCCTCTTCACTTAGCGTATCAACCTGCTTTTGGCCCGTGCGGTTGATGATTTCTTCTAATAATTTGCGGCCGTCCAATTCCGCACCAACCAACGCAACCAATTCCGCCGCGGCATCGCGCCGGAATTGATCCATTGCACCGCCACCCGGCGCGGCCGATGCCTCAATGGTTTTGGCCTGATCCTGAACGGATTGTTTGGCCGCGGCCATGCCCGCATCCAATTTGGACGTGTCAACGCCCAATTCGATGTTTGCCGCACCGATGGTTCCGCCGCCACCCGTTGCCATTTCGCCCCCGCTGTTATGTCACGGTGAATGTGGTTGCGTCATTCAAACGCAATTGACCGGACACTTTGATTGGTTGACCGGGTGAAACCTCAATAGATAACGATTTGAGATAGGCCGCGGATGTGTATGCGTGCGTTGTCCCACCAACAAACGTGTTGAACACAACCTGCACATCCGGCACACCATCCGCGTTGGTGTCCCAATCCGGCGCACCAATCGTTCCCGTTGTCGCACGAATCAACGGTGGCAACGTTGCCCCAACGGTTTCGGTCAATGATCCCGTGCCGTTGAACGTGTATGCAATGGCCTGTTTTTCAGGTTTGCGAATCGGGTTTGAAATTTGCGTGACAAACGCGGAACCGCTGAACGCCGGATCGGACGCGCCATCTTCCGTAACTTTCAACGTCATTGTTGCGGCCGATGCGTGCAATGCCGACGGCAACCGATACGTTGCGGTTGTGTTGTCGTTCACCGCGTGCGCGGTGTATGAACCCGTCCATTCGTATACACCACTCGGCATGTAACGTTTGGCCGTCGGTGCGGTCGCGTTGAACGCGGTGATTTCGATTTCTCCGAAATCGATATCCAATTTCCAATCTTGAACGTATTGAGCATACCCCAACGACGAACCCCACGACACCAAACCGCTGTTGCCCGTGCGCGGCGCGGTCTTCGGATAATGTCCCGAAAACGACATCGTGCCGGATTGCAAACCCATCATGCGCTCAACACCCGCGCCCGATCCGGACAATTCGGTGATGTCGAACGATTCGTTTTCGATGGCGTATGTGACTTCCTGAATTTTCAGCGCGGTAACCAACAACCGATTCAAATCGGTTGCGGATGTCACGCTCGCCAATGTCGATGTTGAACCCGTAATGATGTATGGCATTTCTAATTCCTCACACGTTCACGGCCTGATTTCCAACCCGGCCCGCGAACGTCACGGTTGCCGTGTTCACCTGCAACGATTCCCCGGGCGCGATGTCCGAACCAACCAACGTCCAACGTTCCGACGTTGCGCCCTGCACGTTGGTTGTCCCGACATTCGGCAACACCAACAAATGATTGTGGAACCCATATGTTGGGGTTGATCGGTTGCCGCTGGCAATCATTGAATCACCAATCAACCGATCAACCAACACTTCGATTCGATCCAACCCGCGTGCGTCCTCATCATAAACCGAAAACGTCAAATTGCACGAACCCTCAATGCCCGTAAAATTGTTGTCGGCCGTCCACGTGATCCCGTAGACAATGAACGGGAACACCAACGCGGAAGGGTTGCCGCGGTTGAACGCGACACCGCCCGCACATGCGGCCGTCCACGCCCCGCCGGAATACAACGTAGAATCGGCCTGAATCCGCGACAACACCGCACGCGCAATCACCGCACCGTTCAATCAACCCCCCGAATCTTTGCCGTGAATCCGGCGCGTTTGAAACCCTCATTCACACCGCGGATGAACGATTGACGCACCGCGGGGTTGTTCATCGACCATTTCAACGCCGGGGCCATGAATGGCCGTTTGGGCATGTTCACCGTTGGTTTCAGCACAAACACCGGAAGATCGGAACGCGACAACACAACGCGTTTGCCGTCCGGCATTGTGACATATTGACGCGACCGGACGCGATCAACACCAACCGCCATCAAATTGCCGCGTTTGGATTTGAATATGCGGAACGGCCCAACCTGTCGCAATGATTGGGTTCCAATTTTGAGATTCAATTCTTTGGCCTGATCATTGACCGCAACGCGCAAAAACTTTTTCGTTGTCGGCCTCAACGTCCCACCGAATTCGTGCAACGCACCATATTTGATGGTTGATCCGATTCGCGCCACAATCGGCGTGCGCATGTTGTACGTGATTGAATCGCGCAACGCGCCCGATTTTTTCGCGGGTGGCGTGAACATCACCGATGGTGTGTATTTGCCCTTTGCCGGGAAACTTTCCTGAACGTATCGCACAACCCGTTCCGCCATTCGTTGCACGCCCAACCCCGATGCGTTTTTGGTCGCATCGATGAACGGTTGCCATTGTGCAAAATCGAACGTTGGCATTTAGGTTTCCCGAAACACGTTCAATTGAAACACGCGCCCGGCGGAACACAAATTGAGCGGTTCACCGTTGACCTGATAAACCACACCGTCAACGGTCAACGTCGCAATGTGGTTCACGATTGAACCCGTGTTGGTTCCCGTTGATGTTGTCGGAGCCAAAAATATCGTGATTTGTGTCGATCCCGTTTCGCGTTTGTATATCGCGGAATCCGATGAACCAGACGGTTGAACGAAACAACGCACGGTGTACGTGGTCGATGCCGTCAATTCAAACGCGCCCGATGTTTCCTGCCCGGCGGTGCGTGTTGTCACCGTTGCGGTTTGTTGCAACATGCCCCACGGAATCGGCATCGATGCGCCGGGTATCGGCATATCAAATCACCCCCGCGCCGCGGAACGTGCTGAACAAATGCATTTGCGCACGTGCGGCCTCATCCGGTGTTGCATACGTCACCGAATACGCGCCAACCGATTGCGACCGCAACGCGGAATCACGGCCCACGGATGAATATAACCCATCAACCATTCGATATATTGCGCCCTTCACATCCGCCGCGGGCGCGGCCGAAATGTACACCACGCGTACGCGATTCCATCGCGGAACCCAACCCCAATTTGAAAACACTTCCCGATCCGCATCGGCATCACGCACAACGCGCCCGTTTTGCGTTCCATTATATGTCACAATTCCGAACCGCAAATCAACGCGGTAGGTTGTCGAATCAATCGCGGAACCCAACGTGTTGTCGTCATTTATCGGCGTGATCGATGTCACCGATGTCAACGGGAATTCACGCAACGGCAATTCCCCGGAATCGGAAATATAATCTTCCGTCCGCGTTGCTGATTCAAACCCGTTGGACAAATCGCGGTCACACATGCGGCGCAATGCCGCGTGAGCCTCATCAATGATGTTTTGCAAACGGGTATCGTCCGCGGTTCCGGTGATGCCCGCGTGCGTTTTGTATTCCGCCAACGTCACGATTGCCACGGTTCACCCTCCGATCACGCAAACGGTGCGTAGGCCATCGGAACGTAATTGATGAACGCAATTTCCAATTGCACGGTTGAACCCGTACCCGCAATGGTGGCCGCGGCGCGTGATGTCAACGGCAACACCCACGAACACCCGCGCAAATCAAAACCGCAACCCATAGCCAAATTGGTCCCCGACGCATCGCCCACAATGGTGGAATATTTGTAAACAGCATCGCGGATGTTATTTGTTCCGTCTATGCTGAATTCGCTTCCTGTTGTCGATTGTGCCGCCGAATCAATCCGCGCAAATCTCATCGTTCCATCGTTTGCAAATGCGCCCGTTGATTCGGTGTAGCCGGATTCCGGCCCGTACACACCGTACAAACAAACCTGCGGCGCGGTGGTTATTCCCGTGATGCCGACGGAATAACGTAGACGCGCCAACACGCGATTTGCCCACGGTGGCACGCGGCATGGTTTCACCGCGCTGTTGGAATATGTCGCGGGTGTGTTCAGCACCGTTGACGTTTGCGCGGTTGCCGTCAAATCCGAATGAACAACAACCCAATCGGTTTGAGCATATCCGGCATAGCACACCGGGCCGCCCGTGATGTCCCCGCCAATTCGCACGCCCGCGCCCATGTGATTCCCCTATGTTGCAATGTGAAACGTTGAACGAATCCCGTGCCGCGATTCTCACCGCGGCAACGGGCGAAAGAAAGGGAATGGTTCACACAATCAATTGTTCATCAATGCCACGTTCGGTGGCCGATGTCGGCGTGACTTCCGCACGGCTCAGGATGCCAATTGCGGAAATCAACGTCGCGCCCGCGCCAGCGGTCGCAACAATCGAAATGAATCGTTTACGTTTGCGCAAATCCACAAACGCAACCAACACGTCATTGTCACCCGCCGCGGCCGTCGGCGCGGTGAACGCACCGCCCGTGAAATCGGCCTCACCGGATCCGGTGACATCGGATTCCTGCAATTTCAGCGCGGTCATGTTGGCCGCGACGTTGCCCAATTGCACGATGACGGTGAGATAATCATAACCCAACGTGTCAACCTCAACATCGGTGGCGGTCGCGCCCGTGTTGTCAATTGGCACAATCATCTTTTGAAACTTCACATTTTGCATATCAATCATGGCTGAAATCCTTTCATGGAATTACGATGTGGCGAGACACACAACCGCGCCCGGCACGCGTGCCGATGCTGTGGCCGATGCGTTGCCGACATCGTGAACGGTGATGCCGAAACGGTTGACACCGCGGAACGATGTGACATCGGATTGGAAACCAACCGATGCATCGGACGCAATTTGCATTCCACCGCCAACCTGAATGGCCTTTGCGGCCAAATTGAACGCACCATATAACGCGCAAATTTGCGTTCCGGCCGACACACGCGGCATGACCTGACTAAACACAACGGGTGCGCCAAGGAAAATCGGTTGACGAATTCCGTTTGCAATCTCAATGGATGTGACACCGCCAGCGGCCAACGCCAAACGCGCCATCACATTCCAATAAAATTCCTTATGCACAACCCACACCGGGTTTGCGGTGTCGGTGTAACTCGGCGCACGGCCAACGACGGCCTCAAAATCGGCCAATGCCAACGTTGCGTAGGTTGAACCCGAACCGACAACATAACCCGCGATGTTTGCAACCGTTCCCGAAAGGCTCGCAATCTTTGAACGGAATCCGGTGTGGCCACCATACGTGGACGTCCCGTCACCGTTGAAAACGGCCTCGTCCTCTTTGTCGGCCATGGCGTATGCGTGTTCACGCGCAACGAAATCCGCAAATGAGATAGCCGAATCATTCAACAATTCGTTTGAAACCTGCGTGAACGCGGTCATCTTATTTGCGACAACCTGAACGTTGTTCAGCGTCGGATCAGATGCCGTGATGCTACCGGCCTCACCGGGCCAATAAACCGTGACACCACCCGTGCGCCGCGGCATTTGCACAACATCCGAACCAACCGTCATCACGTCCAACACCTGACGCGCCGCGCCGCGGGTTTCGCGCAATTCGATCAATTGCGGCACGAAGATATCCGGAACCGTCGCACCGCCCAACGTGTTAGTGGTGGTGATTCCGGCCTTTGCGACGATGTGCCGATCGTCCGCGGTCGCAACCTGCGGCATAACCGCACACTTCACCCACGCGCCGAACAATTCTGCCTCGTCGGATGAACCAAACGCGGTGCGCTTCAACCCGGCATAATCGCGGCCTGATTTGGCCTCACGATCATACTTTTTGCGGGTGGCGTTGCCAATCGCAAACGTTGCGGGTGATTCGTTCGCATCGTTCATCGTCGCGGTGTGAACCGCGGCCGCGCCGCGTGCGCGGGATTTGATGCGTTCAACCTCAACCGCGATTTCGTCAACGCGTTCATCGGTCACGTTGATTTCACGGACGGGGCGGGCTTTGTGCGCCTCGATCACATCAACGGTGTTGCCGTTGTGTTTGATCACGATGTTGTTTGACTTCACAAACGCGGCAACCGCGGCCGCGTCATCCGTCGGCCCGGTGTACCCTTCGGCCGCAACGGCCTTCACAATCATGTTCCAATTCATTGGTGCAACCCTCAACACGTTTCATGTTCGCGCCGGGTTGCGGTTGCCGTCGGAACATTCGGACGGCAACGGGTGACGGGGCCAACGATTCAAATAATAATCACCGTTTTAGCGGGTGCAACGTCCGCGGCCTGCGGTGTCATGTCCGATTGACACGCGCCGTTCATCGGCATGGCGGTATAGGAAACTTCCAACAACCGCCATTGACGGTGAATCATCCGCGCATCGGGGAACGCCTTTTGTTCATCGGGCGTTGGTGGCCCGTAGTCCACGGCCTCAAATCCGATTGATTGCCCGATGTTCCCAGCACGCGCCAACGCCTCAATTTGATTCCGCAACGGGTTGTCCGGGTTTTGAATCAGCACCGATTCAACGATCACACCCGATGTGTCAATGATCATGTTGCGCAATTTTCCAACGGCCGACATCGCTGAATATTCGTGATCAACAAACAACGTGCGGTTTTGTTTGAAATATTCCGCGTTGATCCCACGCGGCAACACAACGTCACCCTCCAAATCCACCGTTGGCCGGGTGGCATATGCGCGGATTTGCGTTGGTTTGTCCGCGGGTGTCGGCACGATGTACCCGCCAACGTCCGCGGTTGATTTCATGAACAACCGCCCGCTTTTGAATGCGCGGTAGTGTTTCCGCGCCAATCGTTCAAACGCCAACGCCGCAAACTCATTCATGCTCATTGGTTCAACCCTCATCAATGCGAATGGTTCCGCAACGGCATTGCGGGTGAATTTCCGCCGCAACCATCACGTTCATTCCCATGGTGTATGTCACGCCATCGGTTCCGTTGATCACATCGCCCGCACGGAAAAACGGTTGACCGATTGGAACCGTTTGACCCGCCAACGCGGCGTTTGCCCCCTCGCACAATCCGCACGGATTGCCCGACAAATTCCACGCCTTTCCGGTGATCCCAACCTCTTCCGATTGTTTGACCGCGCCGTGTTGATATGCTCGCGGCGTTTCGGTGTTGGCAATCACACGCGCCCGCGTTTGTGACATTTCATCGACACGTTGCAACAAACGTTCCTGAATTTCGGCGCGTGTTTCACCGGCCTCAATTCCCCTGCTGATTTCCGTTTGCAATTGGTTTTTCATGGTGTCGGTGACATCACGCACCAAACGGAAATTGTATTGTTCGATATATTGCCGCGCCGCGTCGGATTGCAACGGGACCACATCCGTCATGCGCATTGATTGCAACGCCTCCGTTGCGCCGCGGTTGAACGCGGCCTCAATGCCCACGCGCATTGCGTCGGCCAATTGTTGGCGTGACAAATCATCAATCGACAACACCAAATCCGCGCCGATGTTGCGCACCTGCTCACCCAATGATGATTCAACCCACGTTTTGATTGCATCGCGGATACGGTTGCCAATTGCATCGTCCGTGTTATCGTCCGCCGCTTTGGTCACACAACCGCACGCGGGGCCGTGCCAATCCCAACGCGCAACGTTCACCGATTTGGTTTCGGTGTCGGCCTCATCCGTCATTCCGCCGCGCAACAACGGACGCAACAAACGCGCCAATTCATCCAATTCCGCGGGTGTGAGTTTGCCCGGCGGTTTGATCTTCTCACCCGATTCCGATTCGGCCTCATCAATCAACGCGGCCATTTCGTTTGCCCAATCGCGGCCCGCATCACCGCCCCACAATTCCCACGCGATCCGGCCCGCGGATGGGAACCCCTGCTCACCATCGCGGAACCCTTCCGCCTCTTTGTCGATTTCGTGGCGTGCGAAATAAGAAACCATCCGCCCGATTGTGTCGGCCGACAACGTGCGCCCGTTGGCCAAATCACGCGCACGCGCAACGCCGACCGCGGTTCCGCCCCGCCCGTATTCTTCCCGCCATTCCAAACCCTGCGAGGCCGCATCACGCACCGCCGCGGGTGGTGTCAAATCCGGCAACGCTTTGTTTTCATGTTCACCGCCGCACGAATCCGTTTCGTGTGTGCTGATTCCCGTTCCGCACGCACGGACGATGCCGACACGCGCACGGCCTTTCGTCGTTTCATTGATCGCAACCTCCGGGGTGAATTGTTCCAACGGATTGAACACCGCATCCAACACCGCGGCATCAACCGTGGGAAATGCCGCGCCCGCGATGGCCCGCGCCGATTGCATCGGCAATTCACCATTTGCAACCGCGGTAGCCAAACCCGCCAACGCCTCAACCTGCGCACCGGTCAACGCGGTTGCCGCAACATCGACACCGCCTGCGGCCGCGGCAATCGTCGCATCAACCGCGGGCATCGATTCACCAACGCCGGATTCAGGCGCGACCTCACTCGCTGTTTGCATTTCCGATTCGGCCACGTCAACCGATGCTGATTCCGATTCCGTTTCGGTTTCGGGCAATTCGGATTCCTCAACGTCAACCGATTCCGATTCCGCACCCGCGCCCGCTGGCAATTCCGATTCCGCAACATCGACCGAATCGGATGCGCGTTGACGTGGTGGCAAATACAAAACCCGGCGGTACTCATCTTCCGACACCACGCCCGCGACATATGCCGCGTTCATAATTTGCGCCTCAATCTGTTGGTCTTCAATGTCCGGGTTTTCGTATCCGAACCACATATCACCGGGTTGTTCACCGAACATCGGCAATAGAAATACCGTCAAATCTTCCGCAACGCGGCGCATGCGTTTATAACACGTGCGCATCAACAATCGTTCACCGATTTTCGCGCCCGCCAAATTCGCGTCGTTCAATTTCCAAATTGCTTCGGGAATTCCCGCGGCGCGGTATATCGCCTTTTCGGCCTGCTCAATTCCCGTGATGTATCCCATTTCGTGCGCTTTGGCCGATGCCTGAACCATTTCGGCATCACGAATGATGAGCGCACGGCCCGCGGCAAACGGGCCGGATTTCGCACGCAACGCGGCCTCGGCCTGTTTCATTTGCGCATCGGTGTACGTTGACGGCACGGATAAAATGAACCCCGGTTGCCCCGCGTTTTTCCATCGTGAAACTTCCGTAACCAACGCCGCGTTTTCAGCGTCGGCATATTGCTCAACCGATGACAACCACGAAACGCCATCCCACGGGCGGAACGGGTCGCGTTGATACGGTGAAAAGATAACCTGATCGGCCGGAACCGTTATGATCCCCGATTGTTCGCGCCCGTATCGATAACCCTCAATGAACGATTCACGCGACAAAATCGGTTGCGTGAATTGCGGGTGCAAAATGTATAAACCCGCCGGGCCATCGCGGGTTGGTTCACCCGTCCACACGTAGCATTTGCCCGCGGTTTCACGATACCAAAACAGCATCGTTAGGAAATCCGATGCCGTGGTGACCGGATCGGGATCGGCCAACAATTGCAACGCGGGATGGTCAATGACCTCCTCAATGCGTTCCGCGGATTCCGCCATGTTCGCGGCCTTTGCCGTCGGCCTCATCCCCGAATATTTGCCGCGCAAAAAATCGGCCGTGCGCGGTGACACATCACGCGCCGATTTCACCAACCGCCCGCGACCGGCGCGACGATACAACCGCAACGGTTGCGCCGCGCATTCCGTCGCAATGATTGACGCGGCGTTGTATATCGATCCCGCAACACCACGCGCAACACGGTTGAAATCAACCGCGTTGATTGCTGACACCGACGATGCCGCGTGTTCCTCACCATATCGAATCGATGCCGCGGTGTACCCCGCATCATTTTCCGATGGGTCGCGTTTGCGGGCTTTGAATATGTCGAACAATCCCATTGTGTCACCCCGTCGCGGCGTCCCGCGCAATCGTCACCATTCAACACACCCAATATATGTTCCGCCCGTGGCGTTGCAATCAACGCCCATGATGGCATATCTCAACGCGTCCAACCCGTGATTGTCGCGGTCAACGGGCATGTCACGCACCGCGCCATCACGCCGCGTTGCCCACACATACGAATCGAATTCATCCCGCGTTGATGTCGGCCGCCGGGATTGTTCCAACCTGCGATCACGTTCAACCAACGCGGAACGCAACACGTACAACCCGGGCCGCCCGTTCGGACGCACGCGCACCCGCGCCCGCACCGCATCCAATCCCGCGTCAATATCCTTTTGCGCCGGAATCGTCATCACCCCGTGACGATGCAACGTTTCGCGGTCTTCCCGGTCGTGATCCGCCACGGTGAATTCGTATTGTTCAGCACCGGACAACGCAACAATCGTTCGGGCGTGATCCTCAACCAATCGACCCGACATGTAAACTTCCCGGTACAAATACAACGATTCTCCGTCGTCCGCGATCCACAAACACACGAACGGATCGTTGAACCCGAAATCGATTGCGCGATATTTCCGCCACGATTCCCAACCATCCGGCATTGCATCGATGACATGCGCGGCCGCATCGAATTCATCGAACACCACGCCCTCCGCGGAACACCATCGGCCGTCCAACAACCGCGCCCGCCGATGACCCGTCAACGCCTCAACAGATTGCATGAACCTTCGGCCGTCATCCGTCAACACACCGTCAACCATGAACCGCGGGTTGTCCGCAATGCGCGTTGTGATCCGGCGGAACCAACCCTGTTCAGCACGAACGTTCAACCAATGCCGTTCCGCCGCGGGGTTGCAATCGCAAACCAATTGTTGCCACGGCATCCGCCCCGAACGCAACGCACGCAACAATTGTTCAATGTCATTTTCGGTGCATTCGGTGGATTCAAACACCGTGACGGTATCATATTCC